AAAGTTTTGAGAGAAGGTAAAACCATAGTTTATAAAGATTATCATCAATATTACGATGACCCTAATTTCTATGACCTAGTGGCCGACTTATCTATTGAGGAGGTGGAGCTATGAAAAAAGAGCGAGAATTGTAGGTCATCTTACTGAAATTAAATATACTTGGAAGGAAAAAAAATGAATAAATGTCCATACTGTAATTCAGAGAATCTAGAATTTAATAAAGAAAAAACTACAGCTTATTGTCAATCCTGCGAGTCATTTATTGACGTTGAAAAGAACAATGCTTTTTATAGCGAAGCAAGAGAGCTGCTTAGAAAAAGAAAGGAGAATAAGAAATAATGAAAGAAAATAATCACCATTCATTACCTCTAGCTATTACTATAGATCACATTGATTGGCATCTAAGAAATTTAGATAGTGGTTGGGAAACAATAAAAAGAATAAAGAAGGAGGATCATATTAATTTACATAAAAAACTAAACAAAGTTTTAAAAGAAAGGGAGCATGATGGATTTATTAGAAGAGCTCAAAAACAAGAAGAATAAAGTTAAGAAATCATTTTCAATTGACTCACATGTTATGAAAGTTTTCAAAATGAAATGTGTAAAAGAGGGGGTAAAATGTTCCCCTGTTGTGGAGGCATTGATACTAAAATTCATCCATACTAGGTGACTTTTTGCCACCGTAGATACAAGCCTTATTAGACCCGAACGCTATGCGTCGGGTCTTTTTTGTTTACCAGAGCTGCTTTTGTTTTATTCAATAAATTACCTTTACTTTTTTACCCCTGCAAGTAAAGTTCATTTAGGTTTTTACGGGGGGGTTTTTTGGATTGGTTCAAGTTAAAATCAAACTACTTTGAGGACGATAAGTTCGAACAATGTTTCAAGGAACTTGGATATCAAGGTATCATGCTATGGCACCTTCTGGTGGCTATGCTTGCAAAAAAATATCATGGCGACCCAAGTCAAAGTATAGAAATCTTCGAAGAAAAGTTGAAGAAAAGTTGCAAGATTTCCACACGAAAGTTACACGAAAGTTTGACAAAACTTGCACTTTTGTATAACTTTTCCTACACAAAGGTGGAACAAAAGTTAAAGTTTTCCTATCCTAAGTTCTTGGAAATACAGCAAATGTACAAGCGGGACGGTGCCGGCAAATTCACCCGTAATAAGAAGAAGAATAAGAAGAAGAAGAAGAATAAGAATAAGAATAAGGAATTATGTTTTGCAGAAGCAAAACTGGTTGTTGATTTTCTAAATAAAAATGCAAACAGAAATTTTGATTATTCTGATACTACCATGAATTTTATAACATCAAGAATTAACGAGCTGTGTAAAAATAGGGATATAGAAATTGAAGCCGCAGGAATATTATTGCGAAAAGTTGTATCGCTTAAAATGGAAAATTCCTTTTTTGTAGATAAAGGTTTTTTGAGGCCTTCAACACTTTACAATAAATCAAAGTTCAATGAATATCTTGAGGAGGTTGAAACATATGAAAAATCTGCTGGATAATTTTAAGATCCCACTGCTAGTTAAAAAAGTAATGGACGACCGCGAAATATCAAATAGAGGTAAGTGGATTAGCCTGGTGGAAATTTATCTTGAACAAGACAAGCTCCACAAGCCATCCCTGCCCTGCGTCCTTGGTTTTGGGAATTGCTTCAAAAATCTTACTGATGGGATGAAAGAAGTAAAAAAGATATATCAAAATTGGGTTTATATCCAAGAGGTGGCAGCAAACTACGATTTGCTTATTGACTTTATAACAGAGTACAAAGGCGATCTAAGGTCAAAGGCGATTGAAAAGGCTAGCGAGTATAAGCAATTTCTCAAGGAAAAGATGAGTCACAAGGAAGACCATATAAATATTTTTGACAGCAAAGAAAAATTTAATTGGGGGGTAGCTGAACAAGTTTACTTTTCTGAGTTCAGAGAGGACTTTAAAAAGCTTAAGGTTCTAAAGGGTGGAAATAATAAAAAGAAATCAGGGTTATCGTATTGAAGAAATCAGAGATAGACTATAAGTTCAGAGCGTATGTTAAAACACTTCCTTGCTTGGTTAGTGATAAAGATTGCTGCTGGTTTGTTGAGTTCCACCATGTTAGGACTGTAGGTGCTGGAGGCGTTGACGAATGGAATGGTATTCCATTATGCTCTTGCCACCATCGGATAGCTGGTAATAAAATAGCAATTCATACTATGGGAAAATTATCTTGGCAAAAGAAATATAATTTGGATCTTAATGTTGAAGCTGTGAGGGTGTATAGTGATTGGTTACAACGGTAAAAAATATAAACTTGTAAGTAGAAAATGCGCTTGCGGTTGCGGAAAAGTATTTAAGTGCTTTTCAGAAAGTAAGCAATTATATTATTCCAGATGCCATAATCCTGAATGGTGTAAACCCGAAAGTCATAAGGAATATGTAAAGCTGCTTAATAGAAATTTCGCTGCTTGGATGAAGAAAAAAAGAAAGTTTGAGAAAGCATTTGGTAGACCAAAGAAGAGAGAAAATTTTGAGTATTATCCTATAAATAATGAGCATCATATATGATTAAAAATATTATAATTTTATTTGTAACGTTTGTTTTATCTTCTCTTTTACTTACTTACCTTATGGCGGTGTTTTTATGGACAAGATGAATATAATATTTGTAGCATTATTTGGAATTATATGTTTTATAGCAATAGCGGTTTACGATGTTATTTATCCGTTGTTGGTGGAGATAAATAAATGACTCATAGAACTTGGGATTATCTTAGGTTTAGAAAAATGCATTGCCCTTGGCAACATACGCTGGCTTGCAAAACAAGGAAGCTAAGTTATTCTTTGAAGCAATTATATGAAGAAACTTTAACAATCATAAGGAGAAAATCAAATGAGTGAGTATACTGGTGATTATAATATAAATCTTGAGTCTAAATATGTAGTCAAAGAGATAAATGGAGAAAGATTTTTAGATGTTCATGATTTGGCTTCAAGAATGATTACAAGATATCATCTTAAACTTGATGAAGTATTGCTTAGGAATTTAACAACGGATCAATTGACGAGATGCCATAAAACATGCCATGAAGAATTAAAACTAAGGGGGTATTTGAAATGAAAGTTGAATGTAGTTATGACAAAATGGTAAAGCTAGAGGACATTATACCGCATCCAGATAATACGAACGATCATCCGCAGGAGCAGATAGAAATATTAGCAAAAATCATGAACCGAAAAGTAAGGAAGCCAATTACGGTAAGCCTGAAATCTGGTTTTATAACTAGCGGTCATGCTCGGCTTGAAGCGGCAAAGCTAAACGGATGGGATGAATACCCTGTTGATTATCAAAACTATGATACAGATGCAGAGGAGTTTGAAGACCTAACGGCAGATAATAAACTTGCCAGTTATGCAGAGTTTAACACATCAAAGTTCAATGAGGTGTTTGTAAAGTATGGCCCCGAATTAAGTTTTGAAATGGCCGGGATGCCAGATTTCAAAGTTGATCCTAGTGAAGTTTACGGAGAAGACCTCGGCAAGCAAGCTGAAGAATTTATAGATGAGCATGGAGTCCCTTTGAAGAAAGAAAAACTTTGGATGTATGTTGAGTTTGAGGAGCGAGCTGACTATGATAATATTAGAAACCGATTAGGACAAGGTGCTGGCAGGGTAATATCTCTGCAGAAACTTATGGAGCTAGTTGAAAATGGCAAGTAATAAATTAGAGCCTAGATATAAAAGAGTTAACACTTGCAAAGAATGCGGCGAATGCACCGATAAGAAGTCATGCGTCATAGCGAAGAAAACCCTGAATAATAAATACACAGGCATCAGGTTCACAGCAGATGGCTATGACTGCGCATTGCCTGTGAGTATTGATAGCCATACGAGTTGCAGTTATGGTTGCCTTTATTGTTTCAGTGAATTTTTGGGTGGGCATCAAGGCAAGCATCAAAAAGAAGTTAAGCAGTTTAGTATCTCAAGGCTGGAAAGAATTTTCAACGGTGAGAGCCAGTCAAAGCAAGCTGTAGCAATTCGGAAAGCCCTAAAACGTGATCAAAAGCAACCATGTCCCGTTCAATTAGGAGCTCTGTGCGATCCATTCGATAACATTGAACGTCAGCAAGGGTGGGCGCTTCAATATGCAAAATTGGCAGAGAAATATAACCAGCCTACAAGGATAAGCACCAAGGGTACGCTTTTCATGCAAGACGAGTATATTGACGCGTTCGCAAACCCGAAGTTGTTTTGGGTGGCATTTAGCCTGATTACCCCTGACGATAAGCTGCTTGAACGCATCGACAAATTAGCCCCAAACGCTACACAAAGGCTCAAGGCAATGAAAAAACTGTCCGATAGGGGCGTTAGCACCTCCTTACGACTTAGGCCAATGATTCCCGGTGTCAGTGATAAAACAAAAGATCACCCAAGGGCTATAACAGAACTAATCGAACGCGCAGCCGAGGCAGGAGCAAAAGCAATTTCTATTGAGGCCTTGTTTGCTCCGGGGGGGTTGCAAGCTGATGGGAAAAAAAGGTGGAAAGAACTGCATAAGATTGTAGGAATAGATATTATAGATTCATATAAGAAAAGAGCCCCGAAGCAAGGTTCGTGCGTAAGACCTGCTAGGGCATATGTTGAAGATATTTTTTATAAGGCTCAGGAAGTGTCACATAAATGCGGAATGGTTTTCGGAGTCAGTGATCCTATAATGAAACACTTGAACGATACTGGCTGTTGTTGTGGAATATTGCCAGATGACCCGGTGTTTGGAAATTGGCAAAGAGAAAATGCTGGTAATGCCATAATAGAAGCAAGGGACAATAAAAAACTAATCGTTGGCACTGATTACATACCAGAATGGTCACATGACATTATGCTTTTGGAAATGTGCATGATGGTCGGAGCAGCTGGAGCTATAGCAAATAAAACGCCTTGGTCGCATAAGTTATTGAATACATGGAATGATTTGAAATCAAACCGAGGAACCTTGCAATACTTTCAAGGCATACTAAAACCTATAAAACTAAATAAAAATAAAGATGTGGTTTATCAATACAACGCTCCAAAAAGAGAGTCTTGTAAAAATCCGCTATTGGATGTTACTGGTTATTAATTAACAAAAAGGGGAAATTTATGAAGGATGAAAAAAAGGTCAGCTCTAGGCAAAAGGCAAAAGAAGTAATATATAAAAAACTTCTTGAGTTGAAAGATTGCTTTAAAGAGAATGATCCTGACTTAAACAGTGAAATAGAAAAAATAATAAACCAAATTATAAAATACAAACTTAAAGGCTTATAACGCTGATTTGACACAAAAACTAACTTAAAGTACACTGAAAATATGGGAAAACCGACAAAATATAAATTAATACCTGATTTTCCGTATCATCGCATTACTTCTGAGGGCGATGTTGAAACCAAACTAATACGGGGATCTTCAAAACCCAGAGTTTGGAAGAAAATGAGGTTAAGCACAACCATAGGATATAGCACTATTGTTATTCGTGAAAATTATAAACGTGGAGATTTCAGAGTTTCAAGGTTAGTGGCGAAAGCCTTTATCCCGAACCCAGAAAACAAACTAGAAGTAAATCACATTAATAGCAATAAACTAGATAACAGAATCGAAAATCTTGAATGGGTTACACCTAAAGAAAACATGAAACATGCGTTTGAAAATAATCTAGTTAATCATTGGGGTGAGCATAACGGTTCCGCAAAGCTGGACAATATCAAAGTGTTAGCCATCAGGACATTAATGAAAGGCGGTTGGAAGAATAGAGATATTGCAGAGCATTATGGTGTCACTGGAATTACAATTTCAAACATAAGGCATAATAAAAGGTGGAAGCATGTCGGTGTTTGATAAGAAAGATGTGCGGTAATTTATGGTTAAAAAAAAGAGCGCTCCAAAAAACAAGGGTGGGAGGCCTCCTAAAACATTTAAGTGGGATCTTCTAAATAGTATTTTGGCATACGGTGCAAGCTTGACAGACTGCTCCGATTTCCTAGATGTTTCAGAAGATACGATCCAAAGAAATATAAAGAAAAAATGTGATATCAAATTTTCTGAATATAGGCTAAGAAAGATGTCTAAGATAAGGCTTACTCTTTTGCAGAAGCAATATAATATCGCCAAGGAAGGTAATGTCACGATGCTAATATGGCTCGGTAAGCAAATGCTAGGTCAGGCTGATAAACAAAAGATTGATGAAACTTTAAAAGTAAGTTTTACTCAGTTGGTAAAAGATTTGGAAGAAGATTAACAATGGGGCGGCTAGCTTTAAGCTAGGTACTTGGTGCAAGTCCTAATGCCCCTCCACTAAGGAGGAAAGAAATGGTTATAAAAGACTTTCATGATTTAAAGTATGAACAAATGATTTGGTTTGAAGGGGTTAAGGAAAAGGTAACGTCACTGGAGTACCTACACAATCCCCAAATAGAAAAGAGCAAGGTGCGTTTAGGCACGATATTCTATTATTGGGATGAAATCTGCGCAGATTGCTCCCTTGAAAAGCCTGTAGAGAAAACTAAATACTATTACTGGGAGGTAAAGAGTGTCTTTTTGGATTGGGTACTTTCTACACACCGGATATCTGAAAACGGTTACTATACCAGCGGAGACAAACGGGCAGATTGGGATAAAAAAGAAAAAAAACGCCTCGATGTACTTGGGTACATTGAAGAATGATTAATCTTAGTGACCCTAATCCAAAGGACTTAAAATTTGATTGTAAAAACACTAGTGATTATGAAACAATAATAATCAATACTTATCCTACATGGATTGAACGCTTTTGCCAATCATTAGACAATGCAAATAGAAGTAAGAATATATTCAAAAAAGTTTACTATTTATTGAAAGCTGCTAAGGTTCTTTCGAGGAGGAAATAAATGAAAAGAAATAATATATTCTATAGGGGCTGGAGCAAGGTTCTAACAAGCTTTGGCGACATAATGCTAAGGACTAAGCAACCGAAAATTAAGGCTAGCCACATACGAAAATGCTTAGAGCTAATTAAGCCTGGAGATATAATTTGTAGAGACTATGATTGCTATCTTGACTCTCATTTTATCAAAGGCGATTTTACTCACGGTGGGATAGTTGGAGATGATGACTATCTAGTACATTCTGTGGCTGAAGGGGTATGTAAAATAGATCCAATAGACTTTATAAAGAATTGTGATAATTTTATTTTAATAAGACCACCATATAATAAAGCTAATGGAAATGTTATCAATGCAACATTCTATGCGCTAACAATGTTAGGTAAACCGTATGATTTCTTTTTCGATAAGACCGAAACGGATTATTTTTATTGCTTCGAACTAGTATATAAGGCTCTCAAAGCAGCTGGTATAAAGCTTCCCATAGAGGGTAAGATAATCTATGCAAGTGACCTGATCAATGGGTGCGAAGTAATCTATAGGGCGTTTAAATAGGGGGAGAAATGAAACCTAAAAATTTTAGGACTGTGAAAGTCGACTCGTGTTATTGGTGCGAGCATGGCGAGATAGAGCACACGGGGATATTTTGCATTAAAATAGATGATTATATCTCAGACGAAAACCACGACTTCCCTGTGTGTGATGATTATGAAAAGCCGAAAGAGGGGAATTTATGCCAACAGTAAGTACACAGACGTTAATGGGATTGCTCCATATTAACGAAAACAGGGGGAAACGTTAATGACAGACAAAGAGCTAGACGACCTAGCCGACGATTATGTTGGAATATGTGACAGCGATCTACAAGAAGGGGCGACGAACAAGATAATAATGGAAGCGTATCAACGGAAGAAGATATTTAAGCTCGGGTTTAAAGAAGCACGAAAAGGCATGGTTAAGCTTGACGATGTGTTGGGGATATTGGAAAACAATAAAACATGGATAGATGGGTTTACTTATCAGCATGACGAAGACGCAATCAAAGAAATAAAAGCATTGGGGGAGAAATGAAAACATATGGTGACATGAAGGGCGATCTAGTTACTTGCTTTCCGCATACTAAAAAAGATGTAAAAGAAATTCTAAACGTATACCATTTTTCACACTTTGATTTTAATAACTCTGAAAAGTGCATAGCTGTTTTCAAAATGAATAATGGTGGCAATAGAGATATGTATTATTCAACAAGAACTGGCATGATGGGTGGTGGTTTACCAGACAGCAAAGAAAAAATAATAGAAAGTATGAAAGCTTTAGGGCTTATTAAAAAGCGAAATGGCTAACTATTTAACAAGAGAGCTTCTTGACGAGCTTAAGAAAAAACCAGTAAAGTTTTTTAAGAAAATTCTTGGTATAGATACCATTGAGAGATACCAACAAAGAATTATAAACCTAATCTATGAACATGATTTCTTATGCATACGGTCAACCCACTCTGTAGGTAAAACATTTCTCATGGCTAGAATTGGACTGTGGTTCCTGTGCTGCTTCAAGGACTCCAAGGTTATTACTTCTGCTCCTACATATAGACAAGTCGTAAAGCTTCTTTGGGGAGAGCTAAGACAAGCTCACGCTACCTCTAAATACCCTCTAGGCGGTAAGCCTATGACTAACGAGCTTAAGATAGATGAGAACTGGTATGCCATGGGCTTTAGCCCAAGGGCTGAGGCTGGAGGCGGTGAGTCAGGGCAAAAGGGGTCAACATTTCAGGGCTTTCATGCTAGATTTATTCTTATTATATTTGATGAAGCAACAGGCATGGCTCCTGATATGTGGAAGATGGTCGAGGGGCTTCTGACATCTGGAGAGGTTGTTAAGTTTGTAGCTATAGGAAATCCTACTTCTAGAAATACACCTTTCTTTAAATGCTTCTCAGATCCAGAATGGAAGAAAGTTCAAATATCTTGCTTTGACTCTCCAAACTTGATAGCTAATGACTTTATAGACAAAGCGTCATTAAGAAAAGAAATAGAACATCTAAGAACCCTTACAGACAAGTACAGGCTTGCTAGAATAAAGAATTATAAGAAGCCAGTACCATATTTGTTAAGCGCTCAGTGGGTAGTATCAAGAGTTTATAAGTGGGGCTTTAATCACCCTTTGACTAAAACAAAAGTATTTGGTGAATTTCCAGATGAGGACGATTATGTTATTGTTCAGCAGAACCAAGTTGAAAACGCTATTGCGCGCGAGTATCACATCAAAGAAAATGATTATCGGTGTATCGGTGTTGACGTTGCTCGCTTTGGGCCTGATCTTACTGTACTTACAGAGCTTATTGGTAAGAAGATGACCCGTAAAGCGGCTAGACCTAAAGGCGGTGTTGATAATACTATAAACGAGGTTATGTCTTTTATAATTCAAACTGATATGAAAACTTATGTCCTTGTCGATGGTACAGGAGTTGGAGGCGGTGTTGTAGACGGACTTAAGGAGAAAAAACGATTAGGACTATTAAATAAAAACGTCCATATCATAGAAGTAAACTTTGCACAGTCTTGTTACAGCAAGCGTGACCAAAAGCATTACACTAATCTCAAGGGCAAGATATTCTTTGAGCTTGGCGAGGATCTTGAAAAGGAGTTAGATATACTTAATGAGAATGTCTATCTTGAGGAGCTTCCTTCAATCAGATATGAGTTCGATGGCAAGGGTAAAATTAAAATAGAGTCAAAAGATAAGTACAAAGAGCGTACTGGTAACTCATCACCCGATCATTCTGACTCGCTCGCTATAGCAAATTACGGCAGAAAGATAACTGCTACTCAGCTAATGGAAGAGGATAAGAAAAACGAAAAAACAACCCATGCTGAGACATACGCTAGGGATCAATACTCGGATGACGACAAGCCCATGGCACCTTCACCTGATGATGAGATCTGGTAATGTGTCACGCTAAATAATTATTGATTTGACACATTAAAATTCTAAGTTCATAATAAAAATTAATCCAATAAAAAATTAGGAGCACTATGACCAAGAAAAAGAAAGTGCAAAAAAAGAAGTCCACTAGGGAAGTAAGTAAAATTGACTTTAACCCAAAAGGAAGCTTCTCTGAAAAGGAAATTACAATAGCACCGAGCCTAAAAGAACTTGGCTCATCTGGCATAGAAACATATTCAGGTCACTTTGAGGAAGAGTATTTAACAGCGCTTAAGCACGATGAAGCGGCAACCATTTATGATAAGATGCGCAGAAGTGACACGCAAGTTGCCATGGCGATAAGCTCCGTAGTGAACGCTATATCAGGTGGCAGATGGAGAATTGATCCTACTGATAACGATCTTGTAAGTGAAAAGGATAGGGAGCTCCATGCTAAGTTTATAAGTCACGTTTTATTTGATGACCTAGACAAGCCTTGGAATAAAAAGATTAAAGAGATTTGTACTTGTATAACTTTCGGACATAGTGTTTTTGAGAGAGTTCATAAAATAGTTAAAAACGATAAGGAATACGGAACTTATATAGGCGTTAAAAAGCTTGCTTGGCGCTCGCCTAAGACAATATATGAATGGAACTTTGATACTAAGACAAAGGACTTTTCAGGGATCACACAGCTCGATTATGGCGACCTCGCGCGCAATGCCGAGAACATGACTTTTATTCCAGTTAAGGATTTATTCATATTTAACATCGATGAAGAGGGCGACAACTATGAAGGAATTTCTATGCTTCGCCAATGCTATGGTGCATGGAAGAGGAAAGAACTGTTCCTTAAACTTCAGGCCATAGGTATTGAGAGAACTGCTTTAGGAGTTCCAAAAGGAACTTATCCTGCAGGAGAATATGACTCAAATGAATACAACCAGCTTAAGGCTGCTATAAGAGCACTTAGCTCGCATCATAAAAACTTTATCATGGTTCCACAAGGTACTGACGATGCTGGAAGTTGGGATATTGAAATACTTAAGCTTGAATATGATTCGGCTAAAGTAATGGCTGCTATTGATTACGAAGATATGTCGATGGTAAGACGCTTCTTATCCCAATTCTTAATGCTTGGGAGTACCGATAGTGGCTCATGGGCTTTAAGTACTGACCAAAGCGAGTTCTTTCTAAACGGCATTGTCTGGATTGCAGACATGATAGCTAATGTTATAAATAATCTCATTAGAGAACTTATAATAATGAACTTTGGGGAACAAGTCGGCTATCCTACTTTAGAGCACTCAAGAATAAAAGACAAAGCCGGTAAAGAGCTTGCCGATATAATGAAGCTTGGCAAGGATGCTGGAATACTTATTCCTGATGATCCTCTTGAAGAGTTCTTTAGAAGCTCTTACGATATGCCAGACAAAGCTGAGGGTATGGACAGGGAGAGCATAGAAGCAAAGGCAATGGATAAGGAACAGGCTAAATTTGATAGGGACTTAGAGATTGTTAAGAACAAACCTGCTCCTGTTGCTGGAGATAATCCATTAGATAAAAAAGCTGCTCCTAAAAAACCAGCGGTTAAAAAAGATACAAAAGTAAAAGAAAAAACTATTGACAAGAGCAAGAAAGAGGAAAAGAAATTTGATGAATTTCAGCTTGCAGATAAGTTTCAAAAGGGCATAGAGAAAGACTCAGAGCTATTCAAAGAATTATACGATAAGGATTTATCGCCTATTGGTTATGACCTAGTGGAGCAGGTTGTAAATAACTTTATAAAGGCAAGTCAAGATATGAAAGTATTTGCCTCAAGAAATATTCAGCCTCGTGGAGTTGCTAAGTACAGAAAGGCTATGAACTCAGTAATGGGTGATGTCTCTGTAAGGGCTCAAGATAATGCTTTAGATGAAGTTGAGAAGGGGTCAAAGCTTGCTGAAGATGATAAGGCAAAAAGAAATAATAAAAGATATGTAGCGGTTCAATCTGATGTGTTAACTGAAACTCAAATAGGAGATCTTAAGAAAGCAGTAGTTCTAAAGTTCGGTAACATAGCTGACGATACGCTTGATCCAGAAGTCATAAGGAAAGAACTTAGAAATAGTATTGATAAGGATGTTTCAAATAAAAAGAATACTGCAATCACAGTGGCATCAAGCACTATAAATAAAGCAAGAGAAAATGTTTTTGATACTAAAAAGCTTGTTATTGAGAGCTACACTTTTATGAACCCTGACCCAAAATCTAAGATATGTCAAAACCTACAGGGCGTAACTTTTGCTAAAGATGATAAGAGTTCATTCGGTCTGAGACCCCCTCTACATCATAACTGTAAGAGCTACTTAAAACCTAATTTCGTAGGTGTTAAAAAGAACCCTGATATTGATAAGGACGGGCTTAACGGAAATACTAAAGAGAAAAGCCAGTTGTGTGATATAATTATTCAAGGAGGTGGGGAGTGAAAGAAGCAATAAGAACTTTAGCAGAGATAATTCTCGAAGATGATAATGGTAAACCTAAAGTTCCAAAGATGATACAAGTTCTTAAGGCAGGAACTTTTAGCCATCCTTGGCAGGGAAAGTTTAGCATAACCGAAGATAAGCTAAGACAAATGAAAAAGAATTTCGATGATAATATACGAGGAGTTGATCTAGCCGTTGATCTTGGCCACAATGCTGGCGAGGATGCTGCTGGATGGTTCAAAAACCTAGAGTTGCGTAAAAATGATAAGCAACTATGGGCTGAAATTGACTGGACTGATCTTGGTGAAGAGAAGATCCGTAGCAAGCGCTATAGATACCTCTCAGCGGAGTATCATACAGAATATGAAGACAATGAGAACGGTAAATTGTTTGGTCATGTATTGTTGGGCGCAGGACTTACCAATAGACCTTTTCTCAAAAAAATGAAACCTACTTCTAAATTAAAAGAACAAATGGAGGTAAAAAAGATGGATGAAATTAAAGAACTTCAGGAAAAAAATCAGAAGTTAAGTGACGGAAACATCCAGCTACAAGTTGAACTTAAAGAGCTTACCGCTAAGAATGAAAAGCTTGAGAATGAAAAAAAAGAGCTTAATGAAAAAATTATTCTTAAGGAAAAAGAAGATGCTTTTGATAAGTTACTTGAAGCCGGACAAGCCGTTCCTGCTCAGAAAGAAGATTACATTAAAGGCGATGTTGTTGCTTATGCTACTAAAGCAAGCAATGAAAAAGTTAACCTAAGTGAAAAAGGTTCAGGTAAAAATCCAGAAGACAAAGAAGCAAAGAAAACCGAAGATGATTTGGTTGCTGCTGCTAACATACTTGCTGAGAAAGAGTATGACGGCAATGTCTCTAATGCTACTATGGCACTTCTTGATAAACCTGAATACGAACACTTAAACTAAGGAGGGCGCATGTCTAGTTCAGGACCAAAAAAATTCAAAACATTTATTGCAAGTGAAGATATGAGTTCTGCTCAATACTTTGCTGTAGTTCAAACAGACGAGAAAACAGTTGCTCTTGCTGGCGCTAATGAAAAGGCTTGTGGATTTATTCAGAACTCCGATGTTACATCTGGCCGTTTGGCTGAAGTTGCAATGCCCGGAGATCAAGCTCTAGCAATACTTACTGAAACAACTACTATCAATAAATTCCTAACACCTACTTCTACAGGTGAGTTGGAAGTTGTTGACGCTGCTGGTGAATTTTGTTGTGCTATTTGTAGAAAAGCTGGAGTTGATGGGGATGTTGTTCCTGTTGATGTCGTTCAGTTTACAGCACATGCAAGTGATGCATAACTCTTAATTAAAGAAAGGATGTGATATATGTCACTATTAGGAGCTACCGACGACAAGCTGCTTACAAATGTCTCTAGGGGATTGTTTCACAAGCAAAGCGATTTTATCGCAGAACAAATTCTCCCGATGATACAGGTTGTTCAGCAGTCTGGAAAAATAGGTTCTTATGATAAAGAACATTTAAGAATTGTAAACACCGTTATGGGTGGGCGTGGTGAGACACCAAGAATTGAAGTTGGCGTTACATCTAGCGACTCATATTTTGTAGAGAAGCATGGCCTAAGTTCCGTACTTACTGAAGAAGATATGGTAAATTACGACAAGCCTTTTGCAGCTCGTGAAGACCTAATGCTATTTCTACTAAATAGAATTTTACTCGGAAAAGAAAAAGCTATTGCAGATGCATTTTCAAGCACAACGACTTTAACAAACAACGAAACCCTTACTGGAACAGACCAATGGAGCGATTATGTAAATTCAGATCCTCTTGGTGATGTTGCTGGTTGGATAGCAAGCATTAAATCTGCTTGTGGTAAAGTTGCTCGTAAAGGCGTAACAAGTTGGGAAGTACTGCATAAGCTTCGTTATCATCCTGCTATACTAGAAAATCTTGGCTTCACAGCTAATAGAGCTGGAAGACTTACCAACGCTGAAATAGCTTCTGCGTTTGGTCTTGATTCTCTACTAGTTGGAATGGTTAACTACAACAGTTCCGCAATGGGTCAGACTGATAGTTTGGCTAATATTTGGGGAAAGCATTTTGTAGTTTATCATACTCCAAATAGACCTACAAAGAGAGAACAGTCACTTGGTTATCTAGTTCATAGAAAAGATAATAGGAAAGTTTATAGAGACCCTGTAATCTCTCCTCCAGAGTCAGAACTTATTCAGGTAATTGATAACTACGATTATGTAGTTACCGATGATGATTGTGCGTATCTTGGTCATAGCGTAATAGTATAGGGAGGTATTGTATGAAAAATTTAGTAATACTAGCGCTTCTCTTTTCTACAAGTTTATTTGCAGCCTATAGTCTGAATGGAAATAGGAACTTAAAACTTCCTTCACAGTATTTGCTAGAGCGTACTTCTATAACGACTCCTGTTGCTGCTTCTACTGGCTATCTTTATAGTCAAGTTTCCTATGCAGGGAACACAAGCGCAGCCGCAGTTACGCTAGCAAGTTCAGATAGTAAATTTGTTCAGCCAGATGTTAGAAGGACTTTAACAATTACTCCTAATGGAACAACTGCTGATGTTGCTGCTTGCGATATAGTTGTTTCAGGAACAAACCTCAGGGGGGAAACTGTTACTGATACTCTAACTTTTACTGCAAATGCAAGTAGTGCAACAACTGGAAATGTAGCATTTAGTACTGTAGCAAGCATTGCTTTTCCTGCCGATTGCGAGGACGCTCCTTACGGAGCTACTTGGCTAATAGGTATTTCAGATGAACTTGGGATTGATAAATGTCTAGCTGATGCTGGAGACTGTGCATGGGCTTCCTTGGATGGAGCATTCGAGACAACTGAGCCTACTTGTGTTGCCGATGTCGATGAAGTAGAAAAAAATACTGTCGATATTAATGGAACACTTGACGGGGCAAAAGATGTTAAGATATACTTTATTCAGAATTTTAGAGATTTAAACTAGGAGGCATTATGTATATTGCGAAAGCAAATTTTAAAAACAGTGGGATTAGTTATCCAAAAGGTTCTGAGTATGATGGCAAAGACGCTGAGTATCTTTTACAGCAAAATTTGATAATCGACTTAAAAGATCATCACGCTAAAAAAGATGCTGAAGACGTTAAGGTCATCGAGTCAGCTAAAGCTCTGAAAGAGAAAGCTGAACTTGCTTCTAAGGATCGTAAAGCTGTTAAAGACAAAGAGAAAGAGTCCGCTAAGAAAGCAACTGAAAAGGCGAAGGTCGATTCAGCTAATTCAAGAGTGAGACAATAGTTCTAGTGGTGGGGGCTTAAACGCCCCCACTCTTTCGGAGGTCAAATGTCATATGCTACCGTAGCCAATATCCAAAGCGAGTATAAAAGCAGAACATTCGGGTCAAGTAATTCTGTAACATCAGCTGAAGTTGCAGGGTTTATTCTTGAGACAGATAATTATGTAAATGCTGAACTCGGTCAAGTATATGTAACTCCAATAACAGAGACAAATGATATTTCAATTATAAAGACTATAGTAATTTGGTTTGTCAAACACAGAATTGACGGCATTATGAAGCTCATTTCAAATAGTGATCTTGACGATGAGACTCCTGAAAATCTTGAAAAGAAAGCACAGGCTAGGCTCGATAAGATTATTGAAAAGAGAATGCTTCAAACAGCTACTAGGAACACAACTAATAATGCTGGTATAGAGGATTTTAATGCTGCTAACAGTATCACTCCTGCTTTTGACATTACAGAAAATGGCGATGCCGATACTAACGGTATAGGCGATATTGATTTTTGGTAAACTATGGCTGATAAACCTTTCACATCTTATTCAGTTAGAAATGATAGGGAATTTCAGTCTTTAATTGCAAAATCATTAAAGAAAGTAAACTCACTCAAAGACCCATTCGAGCTTATACTTGATGATTTTTATAAAAGTGAGAAAGCAATATTTAATCTTAAAAGTTCAGGTCAATATCCTGACTTCGGTGGTTTTAATTGGAAGAAAAAAGTTACATATAGAGGCCAGAAAATGACTAGGCGACAAGCTGCCAAACTTAAGAAGCAAGAGAATGAAGGTTTTGTTTATCCATTACTTAAAAGCAATAAAGGGACTCTTGCAAAATCACTTCTAAGCAGTAAGGGTAAGGGAGCAATAGCAAAAGTTGGTCATACAAGCTTGATTATAGGAACCAGCATAGAGCATGGAGTTTTTCATCAAAGTGACGGGTCTAGAAGCAAGATGCCATTAAGAAAGTTCTTATTCATAGGGCCAGAAGCTAAGAAGTTTGCTACAAGCTATCAGATGGGAAGACCTCAGCGATGGAAAGGTTATATTGAAGAATATGTTTTAAGCGCTATAGACGCTTTAGGAGAAACAAGCTAATGGCAACATGGAATATAGAATTTTTTATAAATAAACTTGAGCAATACCTTAAGGATAATCTCAATACTAAAATTACAGCAATAAACACAGCTAACGGGGATAGTGTTTTATCAACTATAGATGATAAGTCTTACCAGAAGCAGTTTCACGACGATACTCCTAACTATGACCCTTTCTTAGCAATATTTATAGACGATGATACAAGCGTTGAAGCTATGCCAGGGGCTAGTATTCAGATGTATGGAATACTTGTCGGAATATTTTTCTCTGCTGAAGATGCTGCAACAGATTTTAAAAAAGTTTGGAGATACCAACAAGCTCTAAAAGAATTATTGGAAGATGGATTTGACAGTGTTTTTAGACCTGTTAAAATTCAACTAAAGGGTATAGCGCCAGAGTCGTTTGTCAATAAGAATGCCCAACGACAAAGGGCAACAGGTGTTAAACTCGAAGTACCGTTAACATAGGAGGTTTTTGAATGTCTTTAAGTAAAGTAAGACCTATTTACGGAGTCCACTCGGCCACCATGTATAATAGAAGCACTCGAATACCCTATGGAAAAGCGATTAAAGTAATTGCTGGTTCGGCTCTTACCCTCTCAGGTGAACTTGTAAAGCTTGAGGGTGGTTCTTTTAACTATGCATGGGATGTTCAAGACGGCAGACAAACTGCTGAACTGGTTATCAAGGCCAGAGAGTATCCACCATTTTTATATGAACTATTTCTTGGTAAGGCACCGACTGAAGTTGCTGCAGAAACAGATGGAACTCTAACATCTCCTTCAAATGTTGAGGGAAGTTCTATAATAGCTGATACTGGTATTGGTTCTATAGCTGTAAACGCAGCTACCAAAGCTAACCTAAAATTTACCAAGTTTGTTATTAGGGCTGAAACTGCAACAACGGTAACTGTTTTTGGTTATAGTGACCAAGATTTTCATCGAGGCACAGACGCAGAATTTGTAGATGATACTATGGAGGTATTGGCTGCTGATTTAGACGTTACGCAGAGTACTACAACTCTTGTTTCTGGCTTTGGTATTGATCTTTTAGGTGGAAGTGGAACAATCGCTATGACAGTTTTAGATACAGCTGTTTTTGAAGCTCTACCACCTAGCACAAGAAGCTTTTCCGTTAAAATAGGTAATCCTACAAACAGGACTCCTGAGTTTGGCTGCTACTTACAAGCAGAAACACTCGGTGATAATAGAATGTATGCAATAGACGCTTACAGATGCAGGGCTGCTGGTATGCCGATCATTATGGATGAGAAAGCCTATAGTGAGGCAGAAATAAAAGCCGAAGTCTTTTACGACCAAAGTGAGAATGCTATTTGCGAAATACGTGATATTACTCCGAACTCAAATCCTACTTAATACAGGGTTAAAATTAAATTAAGTTATCCAACGGCGAATGAAAGACTTCGCCGTTCTTTTTTTTGGGGGTGCGGGTCTGTCATATTCTTTCTTATATAGGCACTTTTCTAAAATAGGTGGAAGTTCTTTACAATATCTGGTTATGAAAATTGATCGTTTAGTCTTCTTATTAAGACAATGAGCTCCATCACAGTAAACACAGTTAATATTTATACCGAAACTCATCTAGCCTCCCTTTTAATCCTGCTAAAATATTAAAATACTCACCCAATGGAAGTATCATTTCTTGAAACTTATTCCATACCCGATCAAGATCAGGCATACATTTAAGCGGTTTATAATTATTTGTGCATTTATGTATATAGAGAGAGTCGGTTAAGAACCTTCTATCATAAGCGCATTGACAGTCATTTGAGTCTATAGGCCAGAACTTATATCCCATCTTCCCTTGTCTATAGGGCATCCTATACATGCTGTTAACTACTGAGAAAATCCCTAGCACTCTTATGTTAGAAGCTCCAGCCATATGGATTGTGCCAGTATCGCAACTTATTAAAGCGCTCGACTTATCCATTAAGGCTATTGTTTCAAGAAGAGACAAAGTGTCATATAAATTAATAACATTGTCTATCTCAACATAATTATTCATTTTATTTTTATGCTTGAGCTCCCTAGATCCACCTATTGAAACTATCTGAAAACCATATCTTGCTTTTATTTTAGTAACAAGATTATTCCAATCATCTTTCGGCCATGTCCTAGTTGACCATTCTGACCCATGAGGGTGTATAAGTAATATTGGCTTATTAAAGTCTATGCCTTTAAGTTTACATATCTTAGTCATTGAATTTTCTTCAAGGTATGTATAGGGAACCTCATAATGCTTATGTTCAGGCTTAAGGAACTTTCTAAAAGCCCCGAATGAGACGAAATCAACGCTATGGGTTAGCATGTGCATCGGCCATTGTAGGTTATTAGGCTGAAAAGGGTCTATTGCTTTATCATATTGAATTTCAGAGGATGCTAGAAATTTCTCCCTGTAAGGAATATTCTTTCTTATGTATGGGTTATACATAAATATCTCAGGGAAGTGACTCATAATATCTAGATTTACCTTTGGGTAAATGCGCTTAAATTCTCTAAGTATTGGGGTCACAGAAATAGTATCTCCGATTGATATGCAATTCATCATAATACAAATCTGTATAGCCTCATCTGGAAGCCTCTTTAAGAAGCAAGTATTATGGCATACGTCATTATGTTTACCATCGTAAAAAACTCTTAAGTCTCCAGATGTATTATTCCCATCAAACAGTTTAACTTTGCACAAAGGGCATACTGCATCTTTATCTTTTTTAACTCTAACTGCAGAACCATCTTCATTTTTTTTCATCTTTACCCTTTCTAATCTCAGGATTATAGTATTTAACAGCTTCCCTTACAAACGCTGGATAATCATATCCGTAGACCCTTGCCAAGTGTCTTATCCTGTTAACCTCTCTCTCACTGGCTCTCACATGAATATAACTTGTTTTAGTATTGTATTTCTTCATTTTTTTCCTTCCAATACTTCGTTTGTTTTTGTGTTGTTCGACCCATGTTGCCCATTTACAATTTTCTTTATAATACCCTTTATTATTATTTATCCTTTCCAATGTTAAACCATCTGGCTTTTCCCCCATATCTTTTAAAAAGTTTTCAAACTTATCCCACCTTTTGCAAACTTTAATTCCCCTTGCTCCATAATAATCATATGTTGGGTTATTTTTATTATTACATCTTGTTTTCATAGCCGACCACGTTAAATATATTGTTGATTTCGAACGTCCGTGTTTTAAACTTTTATTCATATGCCCCCCATGTGTCACAGAAAATATTAGATTAACTTGCTTTTAGATACAAGTTTTTTTATCATTTTGTTAAAATAAAAACAGGAGGAAAGATGAGTGACAAATTAAGTGAACTATTACCAAAAGAACCTGAATTTCAATTAGACGATAAAACTTATAGGTTTAAGCTTTTATCAGTCGATGACTGTGCGTATTATGAGGAGAAGTATGGCAGCATGAATGATATGTTAAAAATACTTTCCTCTGGAAGTATGTCAGACCTGCCAAAGAAATATGAAATAATCTATGCGCAGCTAGAGGACAAAACAGACTTCGCATCTAAGGATATAAAGGAACTTGACAGAGATGGTAATCTTGTTGAGAAGCGATTAAGTGGGTCAGAAGTATTCCGAAAAGCTATCCCTATGAAACTTGCAGCAATACCAATAGCTGTTTTCATGACTGCTTTTAATAAGAGTATGCCTGAATTGACAGATGAGCAAAGAGAGAAAATTAAAAAAAAAGTGATGGAAGCGGAGAAGTAAAAGAAGATGATGGCAAAAACAAATGGAAAAAATTCTTTCATCTATTATCTTATCATTATGGATATACTTACAGCGATATAAGGAAAATGACTATGAGGCAAATATACATATCAGCAGATAGCATACAGGAAGAGATAATTGATAATAGGAAATTTGATGCAATGATGCATGATGTGCCAATAAATTTCCCTGAAATTGATACTCCTGAAATAGAAATGACAGATGAAAAGAGGACTGCTTATGCGCAAGATGAAGAGAACTTTTTCAAGAGGAAACAATTAGATGGGTAGTAAACTAACTATTAATATAGATGGTAACAACAAGAAGTTTAAAAGCTCTCTTGCTGACAGTGGTAAGGCGGTTAAAAAGTTTGATGAAAACCTTAAGAAGATAGCAAAGGTTGCTGCTGCAGGATTTCTAGCGGTAGGTGCAGCAATAGCTTATTCAGTAAAAAAAGCTGCTGACTTTGAAGTTATAGAGACACAATTTGAAGTTCTAACAGGAAGTGTAAATCAAGCTAAGTTTGCCATGAAAGAACTTTCTGATTTCTCTGCAAGAACTCCTTTCCAGTTTGAAGATATTGCAAAGGCTTCTCAGAAGCTTCTAGGCTTCGGTGTATCACTTGGTGACATAACAGACAGGATGCAGCAAATAGGTGATGTCTCTGCTGCTGTAGGAGCTAGCATACAAGATGTAACTTTAATTTTTGGTCAAGTTTCCGCTGCTGGTAAACTTACTGGAGAAAGATTTTTACAATTACAAGAAAGAGCAATACCTATAGGGCCAGCCATAGCAAAAACAATGGGAGTCGCAGAGTCAGAAGTAAGGAAATTAATAACTGATGGCAAGGTAACAACAGAAGTATTTAACGAAGCATTTAGGACGCTAACCGATGAGGGAGGCGTTGCTTTTGGTGGTATGGAGAAGAGGTCTAAAACTCTTTCTGGTTTAATCTCAACTCTTAAAGATAATTTCACACTATTGGTAGTAGACCTTGGAAATCATTTTTTACCAACAATAAAATTAGTTTCGGCAGGAGTTACAAATTTTATTCAAGCTATAAGAAAAGGAATGTCTGTTGAAGGGCAGCTTGAAAGTCTTAATGAAAGAATTGCTACTGTAAAGAAAAGCCTTGACGAAGCTAATGCAGGAGAGAGGGGCTTCTTTCAGAATGTCTTTGCTACAAAAGAGGATCTTCAGGAAAGGTTTGATGAGCTTGAAAAACAGAGAGTTACTTTATTGGCACAGCAAGACGAGACTATTGCTGAAGAAGATGAGGTCAAGAAAGAAATAGCAAAGAAAAAACAAGTTGATAAAATAGTTCAACTTAAAAAAGATAAAAAAGAGGAGTTAGCTGCACAAAAGAAAGCTGAGGATGCAGTATCATTTAATTTCTTAAAAGAGTTAGGTAAGAGAAAGAAATTTGAAGACCTAACAAATGCCGAAAGAATAAAAAACCTTCAGTCAACATTAGGGACTATATCATCTTTATCAACTGCTCATAACAAGGGATTAGCCGCTGTTGGAAAGGCTAGTGCAATTTCTTTAGCAATAATGAGAACATATGTAGCAGCAAATCTGGCTTTAGCTTCTGCACCTCCTCCATTTTCTTATGCATTAATGGCTGCTACTGTTGTAGCTGGTATTGCAAATGTTTCAAAAATAGCTGGAGTTCAATTAGCAGATGGTGCCTTTGTAATGCCTACTGCTGGAGGTACGCAAGCAACTATAGGTGAAGCTGGAAAGCCTGAAGCAGTAATACCTCTTGACGATGAAGAGACACAGGAAAGTCTAGGCTTAGGTGGTAATCAAAAAATAGATATTACATTAAATCTTGAAGGAAACTTAGCTCAGATAGTAGAGGAACAACAAGTTGAAAATGAGAACTTAAAGATTTCAATTCAGAGGGCTTCATAATGTCAGAACAAATGATATTTTTTAATAAGAGCGTCTGTGATTTTAGTGATGATAATGTGGCTGCCGTAGCAAGCCAAGGATCAAGTTATGCGGAGTTTGCCCTTAACAGATCTAACAATAGTGCTTGGATGACAACCAGTAGTTCTGACTCTGATAATACAACCTGGACTGTTGACCTGGTTGATACCCATGCAATTACAGATATACTTTTGCTTAAGCATAATTTTTCCGACTACACTGTTAAGTATTGGGATGGTGCTGCTTATGTTGATTTTTCAACGGCCATATCTGTTAGCTCAGGAACAGCGGTAAATACGCACCATACTTTTAATTCAGTCTCTACAACAAAGCTCCAGATCACTATTACAGGGACAATCGTTGCTAATGCTGATAAACAATTATTCCAATTCATAGCAACAACTCAAATCGGTCAATTAGCAGCATGGCCTATTACAAAACCAGTAGTTATGAGAAATAGAAAAAACACAAAACTATTATCTGGCAAGATGCTTGTAAGGGAAAGTATAGGTGCTTATAAAACTAAACTTTCGGTTAAGATATTAAGCCTAGATGCTGATCTAACAATTATAGAGGATCTGTTTGCAAACAATCAGGGCTTTTTATTCTGGCCTTGCGGTGGTGATGAGGATCAATTCAGGTCAGAACGAGTCAGCTATAGAATGGAAGATATTTATTTATGTAAATGCTCAAATGAATGGAAGCCAGTTTTATATAAAGGTCTATATCAATCTGGAATGAAAATCGCTATTGACTTACAGGAAATTGGATAATGGAATTTTATGACCTTAACTCTTATAGAGTCTATTTACAGACATTTAATGACTCTAGCGACTATACTGGAGATTGGGTTCAGGTCACTAGGGATGTAAAAAGTCTTGGCAATACTGGAGTCCAAATTGATAGTTCAGATTATGATGTTGGCGTTTATCAAAGCTCAAATCTAAGTATAAAGTTAAATAACAGAAGCGGTAAATATAATGATGTCCAGTTCACTGAGTCTATATTTAATTTCCAAAGGAAAAATACTTTAGTTAAACTCACATATAGGGTTAATGAGTATGGGCCTGAATGTGGAGTTGTTACCCTTCCTTTTAAATGTGGAACCGAAGTCACGCTATACAAGGGGCTTTTAAAGGACGATTCCTTTAGGACAGATGCCAAACAAGAGGATGGAAACTTCAAGATATTAGGTTTAGAATCAATACTTGATAATGTCCTTGTTAATTATGCTTCTCTGAATATTGGAGATACTGTAGAAGAAATTCTTTATACTATTCTTAATCAAACGGCAATAACAAATCTATTAACAGTAAGCGCAGCTAATATTAATGCTGGATTAGATCAGGCAACCGATGCCATTGAGGACTTAGAAGGTAACACCGTTAGAGAAGCTGTTGACGAGCTTTTAAGAGTATCAAACAGCATTTTATATATAAACTCAGATGATGAAATAATAATCGCTGCAAGAACAGCTAGCACAGCTTCACAAAAAACATTCTATGGTCAAGCTTCGGCAGATGGAGCAGAGGATGTTGTAGATATAAAAAGTTATAATAATGGTATTCATAGAGTATTTAATTATTTTCAGTGGACAGATACAACAATAAATAAAAATGATACAATAAGCATAACTAATAATGGGCTACAAAAGAAGGTTATAGACAGTGGGCTTTTTACAAATCAAACTAAACGTGAAAACTTTTTAGATGCCTTACTTGCTGAATTTAAAGACAAGAAAATTGAAATGAGTATAATAGTTCCGCTTGATTATAATACTATTGCTTTAAACCTTCTTGACAAGATTAATATTGATTATCCAGTGCCAGTATTTGCAGAGCCAGGTGATGCGCTCCCAATACTTGGAATAGCTATTCTAGGCGATACTGCAACGCCTCTCCCGATAGCTCAATGGTCACTTGAAATATCTACAGTAGACGATTTTAAAATACTTAAAAAGAATTATAATTTTAAAAAACATTTGGTAACTTTAAAGATAAGAGAGGTATAGAATGGGTACAGATACAATTCCAGCAAGGACAGACGGTCAAACTATTATTCAAAGTTTTTTCAATGTCATAAGATCCGCTATGAATGGCGATTACGTGCCTAGAAATACAAACGGAATAGCTACTACTATCGCCGGAAGTATTGGAACTACAAGCCTTAGATTTCTTAATGAATATCTTGACAGTACTGGAAAGTTTTATATCGGAAGCGCAGAAATATATCTTAATGGCGATCAGATTATGATTAAAGATCAATCTGGAACAGCTTGGGCTTTGAGTGACGCAATAGCAGCCATAGGTCTTGCTTCTGGTGAGTCCTCTGTTGGCAGCTTCACCCATTGGCTAACAGACGATACAACAATAAAAGCTCTAATGACTTTAATAGATGCGGAATTATTCAATCATTATAATTTTAGTGCTACTTCTGTTGAGGCAGATAATGCTTACAGCGTGCTTATGACTTATGATTTTACTACCTCTTATAATAGGTTTGTAACAGTAGACGCAGGTTGTAAATTCTCATGCGCTGCAGATCAGCTCCCATTATATAAATTGACGTATGATACTGGTAATTTTCCTTATAACTTTGCAGGGAATGGCTATAGCAGCAGCGTCCAAGCATATACGGCAGCTGGTAATAGAGACACGCCCTCTGCCTTAACACCATTAACGATTGTTCAAAACGGCGTAGGTGGTAATAGTAATGCATATATAAGGTTTTATATTCCGACTTTAAGACTTGATGCTGGGGCACATACGCTTAAGATATATCATGCTGAGACACAGCAAGAAGATATGGCAAGTTCAGATGTTTGGATCGCAGTAAGGTGATTTTTTTATATTTTAACATGGAGGATTTATGAGTTTTTTAATTGCACTTTTGTTTGGGGCTTCATTAATTTTACCTACGCATTTTCTTACTGTTACGTCAGTAAAGGATAAATGTGTAAAACAAGGCTATTTCATTTATACAGATATTGAAGGAAACCAAGAAAAGCACGAATGTAAATAAGATCGGAGTTAAATTATGGGTTTTTCGGATATTCCAGTAAGGACAAATGGTCAAGACGTTGAAGCGTCTTGGTTCAATACTATAAGAACTCAGCTTGTGAGTTGGTTTGGCACAGGCGTTATAGCTGAGAGTCAAGATACTATTGACAACGCTGGATCTGCCGAAAGCGTTGTCGGGCTGCTCTTTAGCGGTGCTGCAGTTAGAAGTGCTAAAATTCAATATCAAATATACAGAAAAACCGACTCATATGAATATTCTGAAGCTGGTCAGTTCTTTGTAACATATAAAACGGTGGATACAAGTTGGGAAATTGGCGGCGAAAGCTCTACTGGAGACGCTGATACTACATTTGCAATTACGGATGCAGGTCAAGTGACATATACTTCTAGCAATATGAGTGGAGCTTCATATACTGGCAAGATGAGATTTAAAGCTGAAACTTTATCGGTGGAGAGTTAAAATGAAATATATTTTCTTTGTTATTAGTACCATTTTATTTGCTTTATCTTTATTTGTTTATTCAAATAGCTATGCTGCAAATTTAATTAAATCCAATACTGTGATTAAGGGCTCTTTGATGGTTGGTGTTCCTTCTGCGGTTGGTAGTACAGCCGACTCAAGCGCAGCTATGGAGATAAAAAGTACAACCCAAGGTTTACTAATCCCAAGGATGACAACGACTCAAAGAGACGCAATCTCAAGCCCTGCAACGGGTCTGACGATATACAATACCTCTTCAACTGCTAATCAGTTTTATAATGGATCTGCTTGGAAGAATATCGGTGCATCTGGCCTTACAGCAAGTAGAGCTTTGGAAACAAGCGCCGCTGGGGTGATAGTATCAAGTGATGTTACAGCAGTGGAGTTAAATTACTTAGATACCGTTTCAAGTAATATTCAAACTCAGCTAAACACTAAAGTTGAGGGTAAGAGTTCGGGAACGGACAATCAAGTTCCTTTATGGAATGGAACTGGAGCGATTGACTCCTCTACTATTACAGAAACAGAGGTTGAGTATCTAGACGGTGTTTCAAGTAATTTACAAACTCAATTAAATGCAAAACAAGCAGTAACTCTTACAACCGATGGAGACATACTTTATTATGACTCTGGTTTACAAAGACTTGCAAAAGGCTCTGATGGAGAGGTTGTAAAACTAGCAAGTGGAATTCCTTCATGGGCAACCGATGCTGGAGGCGGTGGAATAGCTTTTAATATTATTGAAACAAATGCTGATTTTGAAAACGGAACTGGAAGTGAAACGCCTTGGGTAAATAGCGGAGGTGCTACATTTCAAGCTCAAGGAAGTACTGTAGCAAACGGATCTTACTCAATGGAATATTATGCAGACGGTGCAACGGATTACTTTCAATATCCCTCAGCAACCGTTATAGATGCTTATAAAAACAACAATGCTGTGGTTATGGCATATGTTAAGGGTGGAGATACTAACACCGTAATGCAGGTTCTAGATGCTACTGGTTTAGTCGTTTCAAGAACTACTTTCGCAACCTATTCAGATTGGACTTTGTTAAAAAGTAATTTCATAATGCCAGATACAGCAACGGTAGCTGTTAAGTTTTTAGCTATTGCCCCAACTGCAACTTATTTTATCGACGATGTTGGGATTTACGATGCTAATAAAGTAAATGTAAATGATACTTCAAGCGCCGAGTTTGTAGGTAGTGCGTATTGGGAAACAACTTCTAATTGTCAACCTGAAAGAACTTCTACAAGCTTTGGAGCATTTACGGAAGATGCAGATTGCCCAGCGCCGACAATAGAATATTCTAATTTTGGAACATGGAATACTACAGATGCTAATTTGTTAAAAATTACTATAGACGATTTGCCCCCCGGAAATTATAAGGCAGTTATAACAACATTTATAACTTCAGATGCAGTTGGTACCATAATAAATACTAGAATTTATGACGGGACAAGCACAGCAGGTGAATCCAGCACTTACGACCCAGGTGCAAGGGGTAATATTCCTAATATAGTAAGGCAATTTAAATATACTACTACTGGCAGCCATACTTATGAGATACACGCTAAAAGTGCAAGCGATACTCTAAGGCATTTAATGTTTGGCGGTAGGTCATATTTTTATTTATACCGATATCCATTAGCCTCAGAGGTAGCCGTTAAAAGCAGCACTACGCCGATGTTAGCGAGTGGGTATCATGCAAACAATTGCCAATGGACAAGTACCAGCACAAGCATTGCAGACCCAATTGGCGATGCCACCTGCGATTTCGTGCAAGACATAAATCGTAATCTTACTATTTCTTCAGTAGCCGATGGGACAGGAAACCAGCCACAAATTACTTTTACACCTTCCAAAACGGGAGTGTTTGAAATATGCGCAAACTTCTCACAATATAACGCTACTAATGCTACAAATTATTTCCAGCTTACAGACGGCAGCGACAACATATTAGCACAGTTCACAAGCGCCGTTCCTACGGGGACTTACAGCGTGCCAACCCATGTT